GGCGTCAATTTAGGGGTCTTGATTATCCGCTCCTCCTTGGTGTGGAACGACGCGCCGCATGAAGCGCAACGTCTCTGTCGTTTAATATAGCCGTCCGCAGGATGCGAGTTAATGACGGATGACTTCGTAGCCCCGCAATCACAAAACATAAATACGTACCTTGAATAAACAAAAAAATAGCGATTCAGGATAACCTGAATCGCTAAACAAATCAGATGTGTGCGGAGAGAATCTCACGCTCCAGATACCACTTGGCTTTCTGCAAATCCTCAATGCGATTGCCCTTGTAGTCGGCTCGTGTGATGTATTTGATCACGTTACCAAGGTTATAGCCAAGACCTTTGGCTTCGATGAAGTCAATAGTCTCAATGCCACCTTGCGTGTAATGGGCGGGGTGATTGACTGGGTCTGGCATGATGAACTCAGTTTTGTCTGTAATTGGGTAATTAGCAGACGCGGACGAAGCCATACGAATCTTCTTGGGAGGTAACAATGTACCTGCGGCAGATAGGTTAATCAATTTCGCTCTTTCCGAATTCGCCTTGTCCTTCACTGGGTCTTTCTCATCCTGTTTAAGTTTCCAACGAACAGAATAAACAGTTTTAGCTGACACGCCTGTCGCCCTCATGACCGCTTTAGTTGTTGCGTTACTGTGCTGCAGTAGATAATCTCTTGCGCTAATTTTGTTCTTCATGATTGCTTGCCCTCTCTGTTGTTTTTGAAAAGATAATCGGCGCGGTACTCCGACGGAGGAACCCACCCCTGTTTACGCCATACTGCTTGTACATCTGCTCCAGATGTCCACCGGAAATTGTCTAGCGGACTCATGTGCTGATCGTGTTCTACGTCAGGTACGACCAACCTTTCTTTACCCACGACTTTGAATTTCATGATTGATTAACTCCTCTAACTGATGGACGTTCTCCTCATCAATGAGCAACGCAATGCCGCCGCACTTACGAATGTCGTCCATGTTTTTTAACTGAAGGGCTGTTGGCTTGCCCCCCTTCGCTTTGTACTCAACTGCAACGAAACAACCCTGATAGCAACCTATATCATCAGGGATACCTGAACGCCCATAACCACCAGAGAACGCGGGGAAATGATACATACCCATTCTGGTCATTATGGCGCGTCCGATCTTCTTTACTTTGCCTTCAGGTGTCACTATTACCTTTCAGTGATTCAAGTTCATCATCAGTCATGATTATGATGTAGAAAGTATTAGTCACTCTCCAACCGATACATTCGAAATCACCCAGCTTCGTAGCAAACAAATGAAGTCGAGTAAGTATGTCGTCGTTTAAGAGTTCACCCTGCCCTGAAACGGTAATCATCGAAAGCTTATGCTTCATGAAGTCTGGCAAGGAATCCGCATCAAACATCCGCTTGTGATTGTCTGCCACGTACACCGTGTGCCGTTCGTTTTCTATCTGAACAGGTACACGGTACAACCCCTCACCGAACTCATGCCCCATCGGGGACAAGCTTTTTATAACGCGCTTACCCTCCATGACGTAGGTGTAAATATCAATAGGTGTGTCTTCTGTATCTACATTCATGCCGCAACCATTATCATTTTAGGTTTGAGTAGCATACTGCCGCTCCATCTGTCGCCGCAGTTAACCACCATTACACGCAAGCTAGGTGACACGCCTGTCCAGTTAGTAGGATAGAACTTGCTATCGCCAACGAACTCGTACTTGATGTCGGGTCTTGCTTGTTCTATTGAAGTCTTCAGCATTGCCATAGTCGGAATCAGCTCAGCGACCTCGGTAACATCTGCTACACGACGAAAATCTTCAACGATACTCATGCTTACCGATGACGGAACTGCGTCGTTCGCACTGCCCCACGTAGGGGACAACTTCACCTTGCCAACGCAGAACGAATCAGTCTCGTCATAGAAAACCGACCACATTGGATTGCTGAATACCTCATCTAATTCTCGTTGACGCTCGGCTCTAGTTTTATCCGCATCTCTGTATTTGTCAAGTGCGGATTGTACTTTGGTCATTGATTCTGCTGATAGGGTAGACACATGCCGATTGCCTAAAGCTATCTCGATCAAGTCATGTATGATCTCGCCGCTTATACTGTTGCCCTTTCGTATCTCGCCGTATGACGCTGACAAGCTACTGACTGCGCTGTTGATGCCATCACTGATTGCGCTATTAAGAAATGTCTCCGTATCTTTCGGGATGAGGCCCTCCTTCTCAATGGTCTTCATAACAAAAGAAACTCTCTTACCAAAGTAAGTCAGCTTGTCGTCGCGCATACGCCCACGATCTTTCTCTGTCATGCAGTTGCGAATCGCAAACGAATCCTTGTCTTCCATAAAGAATACTCTACAGATCGGTATGCCATCCTTACGTGACAAGTAGAGTATATCCAAGCTACGCTCCAAGCGTTGGCTCAATGCGATTACCATCAAGCCATACTTGTGCGCCAACTCCCGCACAAGCGGGAACGCTTTGTTTGCCATGACCGCATCCTCAGTGATTTTCACTGCGAATGGATGAACGAATGTTTTCATGATGCCCTCTCAAAGTTTATCGATCTTAACCATCTTGCCTTTCGGCGGTTTGAAGCTGCGGTTCTCCGTGACAAGCCACAGAGTCTCGACACCTGTTCTCCAGTCCACCCTGTCCTCCACGTAGCCATCAGTGAAGACCACGATGCAGTCTGGCTTGTAACCCTTCTCAACGATGTACTCCGACACACATGAGACGCGCGTACCACCACCCCCCATTGGCTTGAGAATATCTTTCACGTTGGGTGAGTCACCGCCAAACACCTGCTCACCATGCACCTCTGTATCCCACCACAGTACGCGCACCGTTTCAGGGTTGACTGAATCGCAAATCAACTGCAACTGATACGCGAACTTGCCGATCATCTCCTGATCAATGGAACCCGATGTATCGATACCAACGATCACCTCGGTCATGGTCTCTGACTCTACGCTTGGCGCAAGAATGTCATTAGCCAAGAGATTGCGATTGAACCGACGCCACGTGAACTCATCCTTGCCACGTACCGCAGACGTGACGAACTCGCGCATCGCTTCCTTCCAGTCGATAGGCTTGTCCAGAGATGCTGTTACCTCACGGGGAACCTTCGCCCCCAGTCGTCCTGCAAGGATGCCGCCCTCACGCAACGCCCGACCGACCTTCTCTTCGAATTCCTTGGCCTCTTCGGGTGTTACTTCCTTGCCTGACGCGTCATGCTCATCCATGCCAGACACGTCATACTTCCTGCCGTTGACGTTTATCAGTTCACCTCCCCCTGAACCGTTATTCCCATCACCGTCCTGTGGCTGACCCTGACCACCGCCACCCTCCGGCTTCTTGCGCTGTGGGTTCTGCTTCTTCAGTTCGTTGTATATCTCACGGACTGACCACCCATCGAACGCATGATCATAGATCGCACCCTTGGGCAACTTGCACAGAGTCTTGTCAGTCAGGTTGTCGATGATGTTGTTGACCACGATGTCCATTGCTACATTAGCCAACGTGTGGTCTTCCTTCATCAAGTCCTTGTGACGTGGGATGTGCATCAGTGCCACGTGCAGGTTCTCGTGCATGATCAATGCTCGTGCCTCCTCATCGATCAGACCCGCCATGAACGCATTGCCATACTTCTTGTTCTCCCCATCGGTGTACGCCGTGGGGATGCCATCTTCTACGACACTCTCACCCATCATCATTACGCTGCCATACAGCGCAGTCTCCTGATGACGCATGAGTACGATGTGCTGCTTTTTCAGCCGTTCTTCTGGTGTAAGGTATGCCATGTTGTTCTCCTAGATTAAAGGTACTTGTAGTTGTCTTTAGTCCACGCCTTGATCTCTTCGTTGTTCGCTGCCAACTTAACGGTACGCTTGTTGCCCATCATCATAGTGAAAAAGATAGACTGCAACTCGCTTTGGTTCATACGCTTGACGAACTTCATGAACGACGACAACTCGTCCTGTGTTTGTATCTCGTCCGTTGCATTGAACATGATCATGCACAACGCTGCGACATCCTCTGGCATGGTCACGCCTTCGGGGTTGGCAACGATGTTCTTGACAGGGATCAACTGCTTCTCCATGTCCATGAAGACCGACAACGCCTTGGCTGCGGGTAAACCGATGATGCCCGCAAGTACCACTTCAGCTACCCCTGAACCCATAGAGTCTCTGTTGATGACTGTGCGGTTGCACTTGAACAGCGAACGCGGCGAAGCAAACGACAAGGTCTGGCTTGGCTTGGTTGGGTTGAAGATCAACTCGTTGTTCTCCTGACCGCCGTCCCTATGGGATGCCATGATGCGAGGGTTCATCGCAACAAAAGCACGAAGCGAAGTCGCAACGCCATTCTCACCCGCCCAGTTGCACCACTGACGCCAATCGGGTTTCTGTAATTGCAGCAAGCAGACACGGTTAGCCTGATGCGCTTGCATGTTGTCGCCCACGCCATCGGCTCCGTTGTTAGATGTGCCATACACAATAGACCCCATCGGCAGCGGCTCGTCACCGACCATACGCTCAAGCATCAATCGGGTAAACAACACACCCATCAGCTTGGGAACCTTGAACACCTCATCGAGCATGATGACCTTCTTGCGACCGTTGCTCAGCTTGAACAGCGCACCGATGTACTGCTCCAACGCTTTGGTGTCGTGGTTCGGGATCGTCGCAGCGATGTCCATGTAATCCTTGGACGGGCAGTCCACATAGATGTAGTCGTACTCGTCGCCAAGCTTTTTCTCCATCAGCTTCAGAGTCGAAGTCTTGCCCACGCCGGGTTCGCTCAGCAAGATCGGTGTGACGTGACCATCTTCTCCCTCATACGTAGCCGAGAGGACAGGGATGACTGCTGCTGCTTGTTCGATTGTGACGGAATCAGCGAAGTTTATTTTAGCCATGATGACTATTACCTTTCAGGGTTGGGTGAATCGTTAATTAACGTGGTGCAAACATGGACAGAATCTCGTCCATCTCATCTTTGACTTGCGAACGCGCTGCGTCAGAGTCGCGCAGGATATCTGCATTGACCCCACGTAGTGCCATGTCTAGCTGATTGATTGCTTCAGATAGCTTGGCATCGTCCGTCAAGTTAAAGTCTTTATAGACACGGCAGTACTCCTTAGCCTTCTCTACCGTGCCCTCATAAATCTTGCGCTTCTTCTGCTTCATCTCGCCGTCCTTGCCGTGATATTCATCTACGCCACAGCAATGCGACAGACTCTGCATTACATCAACCAAACGCTCTACCTGATCATTCAGGATACCCTGAACGATTGTTTCTGCTTGCTTGTTGTAATGGTTGTTCAAGTCATCAGCCAAGTCTTGTGCGATAGAGCAGCGGTAGTCGCCCACCGGAATCTCGCTTGTATATAGTGTTACGCCGAACTTGCTACGCACCTCGTTGACATCGGGGTAGTCGTTGCGGTTGAACATCTGACCTTGAGCAAACGCCATGTTGGATACAGTCGTCGTGTAATTGTTGCAGAACTCATCCAACAGCTTTTCGAACTCGGCCTTGTGGTTGTGGAACTCCTGCATAAACTTGGGCAGACTCACATGGGGCAGGAAATCCTGCGACTTGTTCCACGGGTAGGTCGTGCGCACCATCCAGTTGTATATAGTCTGACGATAGTTCAACAGGTTCTTGTGATCCACGTTGTTCGCCAACAGGTTCTTAACGAAGCGGCCTGCGTTGCTATCGGCTTTCTTTGCCGTAGTAACCTCATTGCTGATAGCCCGATCCTGTTTTGTCGCCGACCAGACGTTGACTTCGACAGAGACAAGCAAACCTGCGGTTGCGAGTGACGTGATGTGCTGCGGTTTGTTCAAAGAGATGTTCATCTCGATTCCTTTCATCATTAAATAGTGTTTCAGGTAACCCTGAACCGTTGTAATACCCTGCTTGCTACTTCCTCTCCCCACTAACTATAATTATACTATAACTTGACATATTAGTCAATGGGTTTACTCAGGTTTTTTATCTCAAAGCTAGATGCGCGAGAATGCCGACGACCAACGTCAGCCCGATGCCAAACAGAACGCCAGCGCAGAATAGATGCCAGTTTCTCATCGCTTGCCCCCCTTCACAGTCATGGCAGTGTCGCCTTCCTGATCGATCACCTCGAACCCACCCTCGGTTGTGACGATCCTCCATTTCTTGTGCGCGATCTTGTCCAGTGAATACATGAGACGTTGGGCTTGCTTACGCTTAGAATTCAGGCGTAGCTGAAGAGTTAAATTCCACACACATAAACCTATCGTGACAAGTTCGTAGTTCATTTATGTACCTCCGTGTCTTTGATACCGTTGATGTCTTCCTTGTGCACCTTGTTGTTGTACTCGTTGACTAGCGGAGTAAAGGGCAACGCTTCAATTCTGGATAAGAACTCTTCTACGTCATCGTCATCCAAGTGACCCTCCACATCGCTCGTGATCGGTGACGTGTAGCACAGTTCAAAGTCCCCGCTAGTGTCAAAGACTACGACCGCGAGTTCCCACAACCCCTCTTCCCCTCCGTAGGTATGCTCCCCCTTGACAACGGACGCTCCGTAGTTGTTGGGAAAGCGGTACAGTTTCTGTATCGCCCCCGACTCAAGCGGACGCGCATCGAGTGGCTCGTATATTTTCTTCATATCCATCCCATCCTTCCTTTGATCTGGTTCATGTGCGCGAACAAATACTCGCGCTCGGTTGTTGTGCCCTTTTGTTGCTGGAGGATACGCTTGATGTCGCGTATTACTTTCTTAGCTATCTGACTGCTGTTCATTGCATCTCCTTTGGTACTTCGATCTCGTCACCTAGTTTGCTTGCCACATAGCAGCGCATGGCTGCGATCAACGCAGTCTGCCCAGTCACGCCATGTTCGCCCTCGAATGTTTCGGCATACCACGCAGCACCGCGCACCATCACATCAGTCTCTGCGTCTAACACCTCGTCACAAAACCAAGTGCTTATCTTCTCGCGCTCGACGATTTTCCCGCCCTGTGCCCAGTTGGTGGAGTAGCTGAATAACGCACCATCCCAACCGTAAAAATTACGCGGGGCGGTCTCTGTTGCGCCTTCTGCCTTAGCCACTGCCCAGTCCAGTGCCGCGCCGCTTAGTTCGTTTGTTTTCATTTCAGCCCTCCCTGAAGAGTTACTTTACGGATCGCAGCATCAGCCGACGTTGCGCGCACGAACTGAGCCGTCCACGCTTTCGGATGCCAACCGCACGTACCCAGTTGACCCTGCGGGCGAACGCACCACTCGCCATTGCGTAGTTGAATAGCTTCGAGTTTCATTGCTCATCCTCCTTGTATTCGATCTCAAGCTTCCACTTGAACCCACCATGCACCCCGTCTGTCTCGCACTCAAGCAGAAGCAGTATCAGGGAATCAATTTGCTCTATGGTTGCGTCAACGTGGTAGTTGTCCGCAATTTCTTTGTCCGTCCTAATCAGTGTTTTCATTTCACTAGCCCTCCCTTGTTGTTGATGCCTTTGAGATCAGAGACATCAGTTAATAAAACGTAATTACTCTTGTGCATCGGTACAACGCAGCGCACTACCTGCCGTGATGCTTTCTCTCCGCATGGCATACAAGTCTTGTACCCCAAAGCCCACCTCTCGTGAGCTACCTCCGCCCCACATACGATGCAATCCCGTGTGTGTTGTGTCATAGTTCCTCCCCTAAAAAGAAATCCGATGCGGTCTCGACCTCGACCTTGACCCCCACTGCATAGGCGTAGTTGCCAAGCCGTACAGTGTCGTACTCCATGCCGTTGCCCCTCGAATAAGCATATTCCAGCGCATAGGGCGTAGAGTTATTGCTGTGCGGTTCACAGTTGAAGGTCTCTGCCATGTCCTTCAGGGTACGCTGAAGCAGTCGATAAAACGGATCAGTCTTGACCCCCCACTTGACGTGGTGGAACTCAAACATATACCCGCGCCCATCCACCTCGGTCATGAACTCGTTGAACACATACATCTCCTCCTTCTCGCGTATGTGTTGTCTAACCCACTCCTTGAGTATGGCAAAGCAGGCAAGCTGCTCTGCCTTGTATGCCGCTTGCCCCTCTTCGTAGCGGTTGAGTCTCCCTTGTGCATTGACGTACAACGCAATGGCTACGTGTGCTGTGTTACTCACGTGACCCCCGCCCTGCCACGTCCCAGTAAGTTTGCTCGTTGATACCATGTCGCCCCTCCCAAAGATCAAGTTCCAGTTGAATCCACAAAGGCATGTTGTTTGCCTCATGTACCTTGTCGTTGCGCTCAGTCAGAAACTCGCGCTCTGCATCGTCCAACGCTTCGCCCATCAAGTCGGGCATATCCTCATGCCACTTGTTAAGCATTGCTTGTTTTAGTTTGCCCATGATCTGTTACTCCCATACATAACGTAAGCCGGTGTTGATATCGAGCAGACCGTTTAAGTCGCCCATGACGCAACCCTCGAAAGGTTTGGAAATGTGGTTCGTAATGGCATCGGTGAACTCCAAGCCGGTGATGAGTCCGGTGTCGTACTGCGCTATCAGGTTGACGATGTCGTCGTGTAGCTTCTGCATGGTTGCTTGTGTGATAGTCATGTTGTTCTCCTCTTCAGATAATGCTGAACGCTTGATCGTCACCGTCGTAGAACCAGTCGGTGTAGCTGTAAATGCTGCCCTCGTTGCTGTGGTACTGCCCATGCAGGGGTTCCTCGACGTATTCTTCGAGACCGGCTTCCTCCAAAGATATAAACAAGCCATGCTCCTCGGCTACTTCCTCCCATTGCATCTCGTCAACTAGGTCAAATGTTTTCATGGTCTACCTTCCTTATTTAGTTGTTCAGGGTTAGCTGAACTGTTAATCAATGGTGCTTGCTGCCAAGGAGAAATGCTTGCTTGGGTTATTGCCCCTTGACACTATAATTATACTATAATTTGACATATTAGTCAATCATATTAAATGAGTTTTTTGTTCCAAGGGGTTTGGGCAAATCGGAACAAAAAATGGGTTGTTTCTACTAGATGTAGTAGGGAAAGGGGGTTTTGTTCCGGTTTTTTTGTATTGCCAGAACAATAAGAAATGGCTGAGAACCCGCATAAAACCTATCTTCTTTTTTATTTATTTACTATATATAGTATATATAATGTGTTCTGTTCTGGTTGGAAAAAGGTATATGGCTGGCTGAGAGTGTTTTTTGTTGCACTTGCCAAAGGGTTCAATCGAACCCCAAAAAATCGTTTCCAGTGCCCACTACCCCCAAAAACACCGGAACATCGGAACAAGCGCGTAAGTCGTTGATTCTAAACAGAAAAACGTGTTCTGTTACCAGAACAACAATAGAACAGCCGGAACAGATTTGGTAGTTATCCACAGGCAGGGCGTCATTTACACAAACGGTAAATGATGCGTGGGTAGGCTAGCTTCCTTGTTTAGTGTTTCAGGGTAGGCTGAACGGCTATTTAGGCGCGCTTGGTTGCACACGCGCTGGTTCGCGCGCGAGGACAAACAACTGGTTTCAGCCCGAAGGGCGAAAAAAAACCCAACCGGCGAACCGGTTGGGCTGTTACTTAATTCTCGGATATTGTGTATCCGGTCAGGCTTTCGTATTTCACCTTGAAGGCGATAATCGCCTGATCAAGAGCCTTCTGATCAGCAGTTACATCACCACGTGCTTCTGCGGTTTTGACACGATCCTTAATCTTCGAAAGTGCTTTCGCTGCTGCTACATTGAAGGCATCAGTCGCTGCTCTGGCATTCGATTCAGGGTTGCGCGCCTTCTTAACCTTGCGCGCCGCCGTTTTCAGGTCATCTAAGCAGTTGTAACAGTACTTGTTAACCTTAGTCCGAATGTCCTTGATCAGACTGTGCTTGTTCGGGTCAGTCTCTTTCAGAGCACCGAAAGCCTGCTGAGAGTAGCTGAAGGCATGGATCACGCCGATATTGACGCGCTCAAGAATCTTTGTGTCAGAAGATAATTGAGAGACAGGCAGATAATTACCGTCAATTACTGCGTACTCTACTTCGGGGTTCTCTTCAGAGTATCTCTGACGATAACCTTCGTACAACTCTTCCCTGCGTTCCTTGTCAATTTCTTCAGGAAAGTTCGGGATGTTATCTAGTGCCCAACCGCCGTCAGCGCGAACTGCTGCGGTTTTGCCCGAAGACTGATAACCAAAGTCGCGCAGCGACTTGTACTCTACTGGGTACAGCGTCGATGCGACTGCTGCTGTCATTGCCGAAATGACGGATACGGCGGGAGTTTTTGTTTTAGCCATGATAGCTAGAACCTTTCTTAAAGAACCGTCAACGATCCACAATGAATCGCCATCCGGTAGAAATGTTATACATGACACCTAGCTCATTAATCAAGCGTTCAGGGTTAGCTGAATCACTATTTACGCGAGCCAGCTTGCGCGCGAGGGCGCCCACGCATTGGTACGCGCGCGACGACGTATAACTGGCATCAAAAGCACAGGACGTAAAAAAGCCCGCCGAAGCGGGCTTGGGGTTAATCACATACGATTTCGTACTTTTCTTTCTGTACCCATTCGCTACCGACTACTACCTTGCGGCACGTCGCACTGTCTTGTTTGACGTAGGCGACTATGCTTGCTTCCCACTTGTCAGTCGAAAAATGAAAATCGCGATTAATTGCTTCCGCGTAATCCTTAGTGCCAACGTCGCCGTTTAACCTATCAGCTTCAATGGTCAGGTACTCAAGTACCCAAACAAGTTCACGTTGTTTGAAGCTGTCCAAATCGTACATGTAGATCGAGATGCTAGGCTTACCGCAGAGCATTTGAACATTCATATGACCGGCTTCGCCAAGAGCGTAGACCAAAGGCTGAAGAAATTTGGTCAGGAAGTTGCGAATCTTGCCAGTCTTCAGAGCCGCGCGGCGCTCCTTCATGTGGCGGATATTTGCGTCCATGGACTGTACAGCAGAGTCGAGAATCTCGACTGGGGACTTGATGGTAGACATTTGTCTTCCTTTCGAATTGAGGTTTAGGATCGGCCAGTATTTATCTGGCATAATTATGTTATACCTGATAGTGCTCTCATTAATCAAGTTCTGGCCCACGCTTGCGCGCTTGCGCGCACACGCTTGTCACGCGCGACGACGTATAACTGGTCTCAAAGGGCAAAAAATAAAAGGGGGCTTGCGCCCCCTTTCTTAGTGGTCTTCTCTCTCGATCCACTTGGCCCCGATGACACTAGGGAACCATTCGTTGACCCAACCCTCTTCAGTCATCGACTTGCAGAGTACGCGGCCAGTACTAGCGGGTTTGTGTGGCTTGACTATGCTCATCACATAGTAAGGTGTGTTACGAACGTGAACCACATCGCCGGTCTTGACTTCAACGTCACCCGACTCGTCATATACTAATCTCATGATTAGCCCTTTCTAAAGAAGGGGGCCGAAGCCCCCAGTTGAATTACAGTGTCATCATCAACACTGCGCAGTACAACATCGTCACGCAGTACAGCGCGGCGAGTACTTCAAAGCCGTGGTTTTTCATTGTGCTTCCCTTTCCATTATGTTAAGAAGCAATTGCTTCTGAGTTTCCAGATACTGAATGTCAGCCCATTCAGTCTCTGTCCAGTGTCGTGGGCGTATGCCATGCACATCCTTGAACATATCCCACAATTCGATTTGCAGTTTTTGTAACTTATCCATGATGTTCCCTTTCGAAAAGAGGGGGCCGAAGCCCCCTTACCGTTTACATCCAACGTGCGCCCAACATCCTGCCGCGCTTACCGATCATTACCGTTGCATCCTTCGGGTAACCCGCAGCCCAGATCAGCGCTTCATCGTATGTCTTGAAGAACTTGGTCTGCTTTACGTTACGCCACTTGATGCAAATCATGTAGCGGGTCAGATAGAAATACAGCGTCTCGATACGCTGCAACAACTTGATGATTCGTTTCACGACTCACCTCTCTAGAATCCGGTATGCGTTGTGCTGTCCGGTGATTATCTTATACATCATGTCATCCCCATATGTAAAGTTCTGGCGGGGGGCCGCCCCCGCCCCCGACCCCCCCTTTTCGAGCTTGGTACCATCCCGCCCATATACACTCGGATTTGCACAAACGATCCACAAAAATCCCAAGGTAAGCAAGGTGATCACCCGTACCTCTAAGTTACCCACCCCCTATGAAACTTTTAGCCCACACAAAAAATATTTCGCAAAAAATTACCAAAACTCTGTTGCTATAATAGCAACCCTTTACATTCCTATAATTCCTGCTATATTCGGCAAATCATCACATAGGCCACAGGAAGTCTAATGAATGTGATTGTCCCTAATATCGAGGAAGATATTCCTCTCCCAGCCTCTGCCTTTGAGGCCATGCCCCCTCTTTCGCCCCACGAAGAGCTAGAGATGCGGGCGCGTACTATTAAGTTAGTCGCTGATCTAAACAACACTCCAATCGAGCCAACGCCTGAGCACATGGATACCGCGCGGGAAGTGGCAAAGCAGATGATGCACAACCCTGCCCACAGGCCAGAGTTTGCAAAGTATCCCAATGAAGTGATGGCTTACTTAGCGGGTATGGTCGCGCAGTCAAACTGCATGATTGTGGAAGAACTGTCTGACCTGAAGCTCTACGTAGTCAACAAGCTTGTCTCAGAAGTTGAAAATGCCAAGGACGCCAAGGCGCGGATTACTGCTCTATCAAAGCTAGGCGAGGTTGACGGGGTCGATGCGTTTAAGAAACGCAGCGAAATGACGGTCAAAGTGCAGAGTATTGAGGAAGTCGAGCGCGAACTGATAGAAACCCTGAACATGCTCGAAGATCAGGTCATCGACGTTGAGGTAAGGGAGGCGTCCAGTGGCCTTGGAGACGCTTAAACTCTCTGCAACGGAGCTAAATAAGCTTCGTGCGGCGCTGCCAACGATGCCCGACAAGCAAAAACGGCGTACGGCGGAGCTATTAAAGAAGTACAAAGAGGAAGTCACGAGAGAGATCAGTAAAGAAAGCTTCCTCGACTTCGTAAAACACGTCTATCCGGGCTACAAAGTGGGGCCGCACCACTATAAATTAGCAAAAATCTTCGAAGAAATCGCTGCTGGCAAGAAAAAACGCGTGATTGTGAACATCGCACCGCGTCACGGCAAGTCTGAACTCATCTCTTACCTCGCTCCCGCGTGGTTTTTGGGTAAATACCCCCAAAAGAAGGTCATTATGGCCTCTCACACGGCTGATTTGGCTGTTCAATTCGGTCGTAGGGTGCGAAATCTCGTTGGATCGGAGAATTATCATGACGTTTTTCCGCAGATTGAGCTACAAGCTGACTCGAAAAGTGCATCTCGATGGGGTACCAACTTCGGTGGCGAGTATTTTGCCATTGGTGTTGGTGGTGCTCTTGCTGGTCGGGGTGCTGATCTTTTTATTATTGATGACCCCCATTCCGAACAAGAAGCAAAGCTGGGAAGAGCCGAAGTGTTTCTACCTGCGTGGGAGTGGTTCCAATCAGGGCCAATACAGCGTCTTATGCCGGGTGGGGCAATCATTGTAGTAATGACCAGATGGAGCAAACTTGATCTTACTGGGCAGATTGTTACGCAAATGGAGCGCAGCGAAGATGTGGATCGCTGGGAAGTGGTGGAGTTTCCGGCAATCGACGAAAACGATCAGCCTCTCTGGCCCGAATTCTGGCCGATTGAAGAGCTGCTGGCGAAAAAGGCATCACTGGATATACGATACTGGAACGCACAGTACATGCAGCAACCGACCTCGGAAGAGGGAGCGCTTATAAAGCGTGAGTGGTGGCAGATGTGGGAGGAGGACGGCCCACCGCAGTGCGAGTTCATCATTATGTCTCTTGACGCGGCGCAAGAAGCAAACAACCGGTCTGACTTTAACGCCTTAACAACGTGGGGCGTGTTTTTCAATGAAGAAGTCAACAACTACAACATCATCCTGTTGAACTCAATAAAACGCCGCCTTGAGTACCCAGATTTAAAGGCGCTTGTGCTTGAAGAGTACAAGGAGTGGCAACCTGACTCGTTCATGGTTGAGAAGAAGAGTTCAGGATCAGTTCTATATCAAGAGATGCGCCGCATGGGTGTGCCAGTACAAGAGTTCACCCCCGGCAAAGGACAAGACAAGATTGCCCGTGTAAACGCAGTATCGAGCCTCTTTCATGGAGGCATTGTGTGGGCACCCCAGAGGCGATGGGCTATGGAGGTGATCGAGGAATGCAACGACTTCCCATCAGGCATCAATGATGACTTGGTTGACTCGACTACGCTGGCTCTGCTTCGCTTCCGGCAAGGCGGGTTTATACGTCTTGAGACTGACGAGCCTGAAGAAATTCAGTTGTTCAAGTCTCGCAGGAATAAAGGATATTACTAATGGACAAGCAGACGCTAAAAGAGAAGCGCGAAGCGGCTCTTAAGCAGAACAAGATTGCTGCGGAAGCCCGCCAGCAACACAGGGAAAAGTACCCGCACGAGTACATGCCAGCGTTTCGCCCGGCGAGCAAGATGAAAGAGGGCATTGAGTCGATGCCGACTTATTACCACACGGGGGATATGGAACAGTTTTTAAAGACATATAAGACCGCCAAAGGGTTTGGCGCGCCAAATATTCCTGCTGAGAAGTTAGCAGCGATGGCACTTATTGAAGGTAGGCATGACTTTGGCTACAACGACTGGAACAAGAACAACCCTCGCGCAGCTAAGCTGTACGAGAACCTAATAAACGGCGGTGCTACTCCACAGGCAGCGGGATTTTCTGCCGCGATACTAGATAAGTACGAGACAGCACAACGGTTGAAGATTCCGTTTGAAACCGCGTGGAATGGCACCGGTAAATCCATTTGGGGCAAGACCGGTAAAGACTATGCAGGTAACGTAAGAGAAGCTGAGAAAGTCTTGCAGCACCCTAAAAATCAGCCGTTGTACAACTTTATTAAACAGCGGGCGAGTGTTGACGAAGAAATGCCAGCCGTAGCAGCCGCCCCTAATGCTGTGGGGATGCCACAGGAATATACCGAAGGTAATTGGAGACTTATATGAGCATCGAAAAAGGTTTGTATGCGGCCCCGCAGGGCTTGGATCAGGCGATGGAGCCTGAGTTAGAAATTGAAATTGAAGACCCGGAGGCCGTGCATATTAAGACGGGTGATCTAGAGATTGACCTTGAACCGCAAGAGATGGGCGACGAAGACTTTGAAGCAAATCTGGCTGAATTTATGCCAGATAACGAGTTGACGTTGCTTGCGGCTGAATTGGTTGATGCGTATGAGGACGATGTGGCCTCACGTAAAGATTGGATTCAGACCTACGTTGACGGCCTTGATTTGCTGGGCATGAAGCTTGAAGAACGCACAGAACCTTGGTCTGGTGCGTGTGGCGTTGTACACCCGCTGATGTCTGAGGCTCTTGTGAAGTTCCAGTCAGAGACAATCATGGAGACGTTCCCGGCAAGTGGCCCGGTTAGAACGAAAATCATCGGTAAAGAGACAGACGCTACGCGCGCCTCCGCGCAGCGTGTAGAAGCTGATATGAACTTCCGCCTGACGGAGCAGATGCCTGAATACCGCCCTGAGCATGAGCGTATGTTGTGGGGCTTGGGGCTGTCTGGTAATGCGTTCAAGAAAGTGTATTTTGATCCTGCGTTTAATCGTCAGACTTCTATCTTTGTACCCGCTGAAGACATCGTAGTTCCCTACGGCGCTACATCTTTAAAGACTTGTGAGCGGGTTTCGCATGTGATGCGTAAGACTGAAAACGAGTTGAAGAAGCTGCAAGCTGCTGGGTTCTATCTTGACGTGGACTTGGGCGACCCGGTCAACACTATTGAAGAGGTAGAAAAGAAGATCGCAGAGAAGATGGGCTTTCGTGCAACTACGGATGACCGCTACAAGCTCCTTGAGATGCACGTTGAATTGGACTTACCCGGTTATGAAGATGAAGACGGTATTGCTCTGCCATACATCGTAACTATTGAGAAGAGTACGCAGACAGTTTTGGCTATCCGCCGCAACTGGAAGCCCGACGATGATCTGAAACAAAAGCGTGACCACTTCGTTCACTACGGCTACATCCCTGCATTTGGCTTTTATTGCTTTGGTTTGATCCACCTGATCGGTGCGTTTGCAAAGAGTGGCACTTCTATTCTGCGTCAGCTTGTTGATGCAGGAACCCTTTCAAACCTGCCGGGTGGTATGAAAGCCCGTGGTCTGCGTATTAAAGGTGATGACACACCGATCTCTCCGGGTGAATTCCGTGATGTAGACATACCGAGTGGGGCAATTAAAGACAACATCATGTTGTTGCCATACAAGGAGCCGTCTCAGGTTCTGTCGGGGTTGATGAATCAGATCATTGAAGAAGGCCGTGCGTTTGCAAACATGGCTGATTTGAAGATTTCGGATATGTCGGCAGAAGCTCCGGTGGGCACAACTCTGGCAATTCTTGAGCGCACACTAAAGAGTATGTCTGCGATTCAAGCGCGTATTCACTACTCGATGCACGAAGAGTTCCGTCTGTTAAAAGACATCATCCGTGACTACACACCAGAAGAGTACGACTACGAGCCAGCGACAGGCGACCGTATGGTCAAGCAAGCTGATTACGATGCGGTGGATGTAATACCGGTAAGTGATCCAAATGCGTCGACGATGGCGCAGAAGATTGTGCAGTATCAAGCAGTGTTTCAACTTGCACAGAGCGCCCCGCAAATCTACGACATGCCGTTGTTGCACCGACAGATGGTTGAAGTATTGGGTATTAAGAATGCTTCGAAGTTAATACCGATGGAAGATGACCAGAAACCTCGTGACCCTGTTACGGAGAATTTGAACATCTTGAAGGGCAAACCAGTCAAAGCGTTCCTGTATCAGGATCATGAGGCGCATATAGCTGTACACATGGCGGCTAAAAACGATCCAAAGATTCAAGCGGTTGTGGGACAAAACCCACAGATGGCGCAGCAGATGATGGCGGCGATGGATGCGCACATCAACGAGCACGTCGGCTACGAGTACAAGAAGCAGCTTGAGAAGGCTATGGGTATGGAAATTCCTGACTTTGAGGGTGATAACGAAGACGAGGAAATCCCACGCGAAATGGAAAGTCGAATCGCTCAGATGGCAGCGCAAGCGTCACAACAGCTACTGCAACAGAACATGCAGCAAGCAAAACAGCAACAAGCGCAGCAGCAGATGCAAGACCCTGTTATTCAGATGCAGATGCAGGAATTGCAGATCAAACAGGCAGAAGTACAGCGCAAGATCGCTAAGGATCAAGCTGATGCAGCAGCACGTATGGCGCAAATACAAATTGAGAAGGAACGTATTGACGCACAGAAAGAAATTGCTGGAGCAAATATGGCTGTAAAGGTGCAAGCAGACAGAGAGAAAGCAGACAAGCAACATGAGCTTGAAGGTTTCCGTACTGCTGTAAATATGCACCAACGACAGAAAGGGAAAGTAAATGAACGCAATAGAAGCGGCAATTAAAGAATTAAGGGAGCGTCGGACACAACTTTCCGACGCATTAGCCAACAGATCGGCTAAGACCTTTGACGAGTACCAATTTATGTGCGGTGAAATCCGAGGTCTCACCGCCGTAGAGATTTATCTTATAGACCTCGCAAAGAGAATGGAGCATGAAGATGACTGAACTAGCCATCGCTACAGAAAGCGGTGAAGTATCAACACTGCCGGAAACAGCAGAAGAACGGGCTACACAACTGCCGCAACCTTCTGGCTACCACATTTTGGTAGCAATCCCCGAGATCGAAGACAAGTACGATAGCGGGCTTATTAAGGCAGATTCAACCATGCACTATGAGGAAGTCCTTAGCACAGTCTTCTTTGTCGTGAAGTTGGGGCCTGATGCGTACAAAGGCGATAGGTTTCAATCCGGTCCGTGGTGCAAAGAGGGGGACTTTATCCTCGCGCGCCCGAACAGTGGCACCCGTTTGAAGATTCATGGTCGGGAGTTCCGCCTGATTAATGATGATTCAGTCGAAGCCGTTGTAGATGACCCACGCGGTATTTCACGAGCATAAGGAGGCTATATGCCAGAATTTGAAAAGGAAGAGTACAAGTTCCCCGATGAACTTGAGTCCAAGGTATCTATGGAAGGTGACGAGGAAGAAGAGTTCACCGTCGAGATCGAGGACGATACACCTGAAGAGGACCGTGGTAAGGAACCCCTCCCTAAAGATATAGTTAACTCACTTGAAACCCCGGAAGAGGGCGGAGAGTACCCCGAAGAAGTAATTGTCAAGTTTAAGCAGTATAAAAAGGCTTGGCATGACGAACGTAGGGAAAAAGATGCCGCACTACGGGAACAAGCGGAAGCTTTGCGGATTGCCGAGTCCATCCTTGAGGAAAACAGACGCCTAAAAGCTACGCTGTCTACTGGGGAACAAGAGTATTACGCCACAGTCCGAGCGGCTGCGGAAACCGAGGTCGAGGTAGCCAAGCGCAACTATAAGGAAGCCTACGATTCGGGGGACTCTGACAAGTTAGTTGAAGCACAAGAAGCCCTGATGCAAGCTTCTTTTAAGCTGGATCGCTCAAAAAACTTTAAACCCACTATACAAACCGAGGAAAATGAGGTAAAACTCCCGGAAAGATCACAAGCTGATAACAAACCCCAGCCTGTTGACCCAAAATTTGCGGATTGGAGTCGTCGGAATTCAAATTGGTTCCAAAAGGACGAGGAGATGACCGACGCAGCAATGGGACTGCATAAGAAGTTGTATCGTGAGTACGGCCCTGAATATATTGGTACTGACGATTACTACGACCGTATAGACAAAACTATACGTAAGCGGTTCCCAGAGTCCTTCTCTGAAGAAAGAGAACCCGAGCCACCAAAAGCTCAAAAAAGCAAGCCGAGTACAGTCGTTGCTTCAGCTAAGCGGAGCACGGCTCCGAAGAGCATTAAATTGACCGCGACACAAGCTGCGCTGGCAAAGAAATTTAAGCTAACCCCGGAGCAATACGCCCGCGAAGTACTCAAATTGGAGAACAGATAATGGCTGAAAATAGACTAACTCGTGAGCTTGAAGCCCGTACGCAACAGGAACGCCCCAAGCAGTGGGCACCTGCCGAATTATTGCCGGAACCGGATAAACAACCGGGTTTTGCGTATAGGTGGATACGTATCTCGACCTTGGACAAGGCCGACCCCCGCAACCTCTCGTCGAAGTTGCGTGAAGGTTGGGAGCCTGTAAAAGCGTCTGAGCAACCGAAGTTTCAACTGCTAATCGATCCGAATAGTCGTTTTAAAGACAATATCGAGATCGGTGGGCTGGTGCTTTGCAAGACCCCGAAAGAGCTGGTGGATCAACGGAATAAGTACTTCGAAGATCAGACTCAGGCTCAGACGACTGCAATCGACAACAGCTTCATGCGAGAAAGCGATTCAAGGATGCCACTCTTCGCGGAGCGGAAATCTTCGACATCGTTCGGCAAAGGTTAATAACTTTTTTTGGAGCAAATTATGGCTTATCCTGTCGTATCGGCCCCTTACGGCCTACAGCCAGTGAATTTGATTGGTGGTCAGGTGTTTGCAGGTTCTACCCGCATGTACCCCATCATTTACGGTTATGCGACCGACATTTTCTATGGCGATTTTGTTGTTCTGTCCCGTGGTCGCCTAGAGCGCGCATCGGTATCTACTGGCACAGGTCTTAACCAGACCGTTGGCGTGTTCTTGGGCTGCACTTTTACCAACCCTGTTACCAAGCAGAAGCAGTTTAACCAATACTGGCCCGCCAGTACTTTGGCTGGTGACTGCATGGCCTACGTATCTGATGATCCAGACGCAGTGTTTAAAGCTGCTGTTTGTTCTTCTGGCGTAGTTATGGCTTCTGGCTCAAACGCAATCGTTGGTTGTAACGTATCGGCAATTAACAATACCGGCAGCACAACCACTGGTAACTCAGCAAATGCTGTTTTAGCACCTACTGATACTCCAGTAACAACCACTCTGCCATTGCGTGTAGTTGGTGTTGTGCCAGACACAGCCGTTTCGTTAGGTAGCGCAACATACTCAAGTATCTCTACCAACACGATCACTGTTTCTGCAATACCTTTTGCGTTACCGGTAGGAACAGACGTTGCTTCAGTTGCTTCTAATGGTCAGATCATCGCTTCAGGTTCATTTGTTGATACCGCTGCCTCTGCGGGCGCAACTACTGTTGTGTTGAATCAGCCACCTGCAACCGCATTTGTTGCAAGTTCTACAATCGTATTCACCCAGTACCCAGAAGTCTTGGTTAAGTTGAACCAAGGTTTGCATGGCTACTATTCTGCCACTGGTGCATAAGGAGCTTAAATCATGGCTATTTCACGCGCACAACTACTGAAAGAGCTGCTCCCCGGCCTGAACGCATTGTTTGGTCTGGAGTATGCTCGTTATGGCGAAGAGCACAAGGAAATCTACGAAACTGAGACTTCCGAGCGTTCTTTTGAAGAAGAAACAAAGCTGTCTGGCTTCTCCGCAGCGCCTGTTAAGAACGAAGGTAGTGCAATTCGTTATGACAACGCACAAGAGGCATGGACTGCTCGATACAACCACGAAACTATCGCTTTGGGTTTCTCGCTGACCGAAGAGGCCATCGAAGATAACTTGTACGACAGCTTGTCTGCTCGTTACACCAAAGCTCTGGCTCGTGCTATGGCGTATACCAAGCAAGTCAAAGCGGCAAACGTACTGAACAACGGCTTCTCGTCGGCTTACACCGGCGGCGATGGCGTCTCGCTGTTCAATACTGCACACCCGCTGATTTCTGGTAGCACCAACAGCAACACCCCAGCAACGGCTGCTGACCTGAACGAAACCTCGCTGGAAAACGCTGTGATTCAAATCGCTGCGTGGACTGACGAACGTGGTCTGCTGATCGCTGCTAAGCCTAAAAAGCTGATCGTTCCTCCTGCTCTCCAGTTCGTTGCTACTCGTCTGCTCGAAACCAGCCTCCGCGTTGGTACTACCGACAACGACATCAACGCTCTGAAGAACAATGGTTCGATCCCAGAAGGCTATACGATCAACCACTTCTTGACCGACACAAACGGCTGGTACCTGACTACCGACGTTCCAAACGGCATGAAGCACTTTGTTCGTACCCCGCTGGCTAACTCGATGGACGGCGACTTCGACACAGGTAACGTGCGTTACAAGTCTCGTGAGCGTTATTCGTTTGGTTGGTCTGATCCGCTTGGCATGTACGGTTCGCCCGGCGCAGCGTCGTAAGGAAATGGGGGGCTATCGCCCCCCATTTTTGTATGGTATAAAGTAATAAACCGGGATTTCCGGTGTGCCAAACAGCCCCGGCTGACGACATGCAAGATTGGCGCACTTAACTCTGCATGTGAGGAATATCTATTATGGGTTTCGCTACTCATCTTGGCCCTTGGCTATTGGGCACTGTTAAGAACACCACTGGCACTACTGCTGGTACCATCCGTAACATGGGCGCAACTATTGTCGCTCAGACCTATACGGCTCCTTCTTCTGTCATTCTGGCAAGCCCCACAGCACAACTGATGTTTGTGCTTCCTGCTGGCGCTAAAATCGTTCGTTTTGGCCTTGAAGTTAATGTCGCCCTGACCGGCGCGACTAACTGCGGCGTTACTATTGGTAACGGCACTACAGCCAACCTGTACATGGCTTCGGTTAACACTGGAACTTCGGCGGTTCAGACTTCTCCAGCTACCATCGCAGCGGCTACTTCAGGCCTTTATGACAGCATTGGCACAACTGATGCGCTTCTCTATGGTACTTTTACCGCAGCTACTGCTGACGCTACTGCCGGTACGATTACTGTTACTGTTGAGTACATTGTTCGTGACTCTAATGGCAACGCTAACCCAACGTCTACGCAAAACTAATAATCGGGGGGGCTTCGGCCCCTTTTTAAAAGGAGATTAATTATGATGCAGACAGACGTAAAAAGTGCGCACCTTAGCGCGGCTGGCTCTTACTATGTAGGTCGAACACGACTAAAGGGTATTGTTGTATCCCCAAAAATAAGCACGGCGGTAACATTTGAAATCCGAGACGGTAGCGCCACAGCCGCCGTTCTCTACACAATGGACTTAGCTAGCAACAGTAATCCAAATACTTTTTACGTTCAAGTTCCCGGCGAAGGTGTTTTGGCTTCTACAGGTTTGTATTTAACGACAAGTACGGGCACAGTAACCGGGATCACGGTGTTCTATGGCTAAGAGTCCAGCATGGCAGAGGAAAGAAGGCAAGAACCCCGAGGGTGGCTTGAACGCCAAAGGACGGGCTTCCTACAACGCGGCAAACCCCGGGAAACCGGGATTGAAACGTCCTCAACCCGAGGGCGGCTCACGCCGCGACTCTTTCTGCGCCCGTAT